TCCAGGAGACTATGATGTTCAAATTTCTAGTAAACTAATTACTCAGTGGAAACACAAAACTTTGAATTTGACCTATTGGATTGCTCTGGAACCTTCATGAATAAAAAATTTCTATGGGTGGAAGAGCATCGTCCGCACACTTTGGCGGATTGTATTCTTCCAGTGAATATTAAAAATTCGTTCAAAGGATTTATTGAACAGAAAGAGATCCCTAATCTTCTTCTTTGTGGTTCTGCTGGCGTGGGAAAAACCACAGTTGCGAAAGCGGTGTGTGATGAGATCGGAGCGTCTTACATTGTCATTAACGGTTCGGATGAAGGACGCTTCCTGGACACGGTGAGGAACAAGGTCAGGCAGTTCGCTACGACGGTCTCTCTGACCTCTGGAGCCGCCCACAAGGTGGTTATCATTGATGAGGCAGACAACACCACCAACGATGTCCAGCTCTCACTTAGAACAGCTGTAGAGGAGTTTCACGGTAACTGCCGATTTATTTTCACCTGCAACTTCCCAAACAAAATCATTGACCCATTGCACTCTAGGTGTACGGTAATTGATTTTAAAATCAACCACGAGGAAGAGGATAAACTAAAAGCAAAATTTTATATTAGGCTAAAAAATATACTTGATGAGAATTCTATCAAATACCAAGATAAAGTTATCATCAAACTTATTCAACGTTATTATCCTGACTGGAGAAGACTTCTCAATGAAACACAAAGGCACAGTGTAACAGGAGAAATTAATGAATCTATCTTGATTGATATTGCTGATATTAATCTAGATGATTTGATGACAGCTCTAAAGAACAAAGAATTTACTACTGTGAAAAAATGGGTTGTTGAAAACATTAACAACGATCCTGCATTGGTGATGCGTAAAATTTATGACTCTCTTTATGATAAATTGAAAGCTCCTTCTATTCCAGAAGCAGTTTTAATTATTGCAAAATATATGAGAGACATTACTATTGTTGCTGATCAGGAGATTAATCTTCTTGCTTGTCTTACAGAAATTATGGTGGGGTGTGAATTCAAATGATTAATTTTCAATCCGAAAGTAAAAAATCAGGTGATGAGTTTGAACTTTTTGTTGAAGAAGATCTCATTACTAAAGGTGGAATAATAGTTGGAAAAAACTACCACGTTAAAGAGATTGGTATTGAGCTTGATTATGTAGCAGATCTTCCTACACGAACCGAATACGTCGAAGCAAAAGGTGGTCGCTCTGGTGGTAAAAAAAGACCAGGAGCACAGCGAACAGATAATGTAAAGAAAGCAGTTTGTAATGGGGCATTGCTGAAAGCATATAACCCAACTGCTTATTATGTAATTTACTTTTCTGCTCCTCCTAAAACTGGAAGCTATTCACATAATATGATTTTGACAGCTCTTGCTGCAAATTATGTTGATGAGGTTCGGTATCTATGAAGTTTAAAAATCTGGTAATACCTATTGTAAAAACCACGCCAGAAAATGTAAGAGAAGCAAATGAAGGATTGTTTCGAGCTAAAATGACTTTACCTGCTGCTGCTGCCCATTGTGGTATGACGCAAAAGGAAATGAAAATGACTTTTCTGGAGTTTATGAAATATCATAAACCTGATTGGGACACTTCTGAAACTGTCCAGCCATCTGCGCCTATTGCCTTGGATCTTGTTATGCTTAATGAAACCGAAGGGGGTATTTAATTATGAAATGTCGAGTGAAGCTCTTTGTTGCTGGTAAAGTATTTTATGAAGATGTATATTCTTCTAGCTACCAAGAAGCCAAAACTGTAGCTCTTGCAAGAAATCCTAATGCCAAAGTGATGGGAGTAACCACTGTATTTGAATGAAGTACGAATTAAAAGACTATTTAAATTCAATCAATCAATCAAAAAAGAATATTCTTCATGGTGATAAGATTGCAGAATCAGAATATCCTCCTTATATTGTAAATAAATGCTTGTCATCATTTACAGATACTATTCTATTTGTAAATGAAATGAATAAAAATCCGCACCTGGATAAAAAACTTCAATATGATTTTTATATAAATACTTTGAAACCGAGGAAAAGATTTAGTCCTTGGCTCAAAAAACAAACCTTAGAGAATATTGAATTGGTGAAAGAGTATTATGGATATAGCCATAATAAAGCTCTGGAAGCACTCAGGATTCTCACCACACAACAACTTGAAGTTATCAAAAAAGCATTGAATAAGGGCGGAACAAAATGACAACTGATATTGAAATCCAGTGGCAACAATCTGATATGGTAGAAATTTCTCTGGAACAACCAGATGATTTTCTAAAAGTACGTGAAACGCTCACTCGTATTGGGGTAGCTTCTCGTAAAGAAAAAAAGATTTATCAATCTTGCCATATCCTCCACAAGCAAGGCAGGTATTACATCGTTCATTTTAAAGAGCTATTTGCTCTTGATGGTAAACATACAAATCTTTCGTTGAATGATATTCAACGCCGTAATCGTATTATCCAGCTTCTTTCTGATTGGGGATTGATTACTGTGGTTGATGCAGAGTCAATTAAAGATGTTGCTCCACTTAATCAAATTAAAGTTCTTTCATTTAAAGAAAAAGATGAGTGGACTTTAGAAAGTAAGTACAATATTGGCAGGAAAAAAACTGAAGTATGAGAATGCTCACCCTGATGGTGTTAACACCTGACAAGAAAGTTAAGTGGTTGACTATTCCTTGGGGTAAAGCACATCTTGATTGGTATCGCAAACAAGGATATGAGATACTGATGACCGTATAAAAAATGGCGAGGTTTCCACACCTTGCCATTTTTAGTTTGTGGATATATAATTTTGATGGGTACGTGGTCAATGACCGCCCATACGCTACGGATGCCATAATGGATCCTAATTTAAACTCGCTTATTTAAGGAGAACAATCATGTCAACTAAATACACTTGGGATATCTATTCCCCATTTTCAGTAGGTCTGGACGATGTGTTTAATCGTCTAGAGGCAATGTCTGGACATAACACCAGTTATCCGCCCTACAATTTAATCAAACACGATGGATCTAATTACGAAATCGAAATCGCTTTGGCAGGATTTAAGGCAGAGGAGATCGAAGTATCTACTGAACAAAACATTCTCCGAGTTGCCTCCAGAGTTGAAAAGCGAGATTCTGAACGAGTGTATGTACATAAAGGATTATCGAAACGTTCCTTTAATCACTCCTGGCAACTCGCAGACGATGTACGAATATCCTCTGTAGATTATGTGGATGGTTTATTGACGATCTCTTTAGAGAAGATCATTCCAGAGGATAAAAAGAAAACGGTGTATAACATTGGAGGTGCTGCATCATCCCCAAAGTTTTTAACCGAAGATCGAAATTCAAATTTCCCTGGAGAAAATACGATCAATAAATAGTATTGAATATCGTCGGCGCATATAAGGGGCAGCTGGTCAGCATCAGCACTTGCCCCTTTTCATTTTTTATGCTATAATACAATTTTGCACTAGATAACTTATGGAAAGTATGAATGTATCTGTTGTCATCCTGAAGAATGGCGACCAAATCGTATGTGATCTGAAAGAAGTTTACGAAGGCGAAGGAGATGATCGTAAAGGTATTTGCCTTTTGATGATTCATCCGTACCTTCTTTCTTTAATCGCAGTTGAAAATGTAGAAAATCCTCAGCAAGATCTGCAGGTAAAATTTAGCCGCTGGTGCCCATATTCTACAGACACACAATTTAAAATTCCTTACGATACTGTTATGTCTATTGGAACATGTGATCCAAATCTTTCTGTTGCATATGTGAATAAAGTCAATCAAGTAGAAGAGATTACAAATAGTAAAAATGCTCAGCTTCAGCAAGAAGAAATTCAAAAAGTTCTTAATCCAGAAGTAGTTTGATATGAATGACCAAATTAAATTGATAAGATTTGATGGTATTTGGATTGTTTCAGAAATTGAAGAAATTCCTGATGCAGAGTTCGGAGATCCCGATTGTGTGCTAAAATATCCCTATGAGGTAGAGGGGAAGTGCTTAGGTGCTTTTCCTCATTACTCTAGAGAACGTGAGCTTATTGTAAGATCATCTGAAATCAGTTTAATTACCGAACCAACAGACTTTTTATATAATCTGTATCGAGCTTCTGTCGATATGGAAACCCGTGTACCTCCTGCCGAAGAATCTACAGAATGAAATTTTACACCAGTGTTGAACAATCAGGAAACTATATCCTGGTACGTGGTTATGATCATGGTAAAAGATTTCAAGATAAAGTACAATTTAATCCAACATTATATTTACCTTCCGCTAAACAGGAAGAATGGAAAACTCTAGATGGTAAGAATGTTCGTCCTGTTCAACAGGGCAGCATTCGTGACGCCAAACAGTTTATTGAAGATCATAAAGATATTGATGATTTTAAAATTTATGGGCAAACTCGTTTTCTAAATCAGTATATTTTTGAAGAATATCCTGATACTGAAATGAAATACGATACCAGTAAAATTCGTGTCTTTACTTTGGACATTGAAACTGGTGCAGAAAATGGTTTTCCTGATATTGAATCTGCCGATCAAGAAATTCTTTTGATTAGCATTAAAGATAGTGAGATGGGAACTATTACAGTATTTGGTTCTAGACCATATACTAATACAGATACTAACGTAAAGTATCTTCACTTTGATTCTGAGATAGGATTACTAAAAGGATTCCTTCATTGGTGGATGGAAAATTATCCTGATGTAATTACAGGGTGGAATGTACAACTATTTGATATCCCGTATATCTATCGTAGGATTGAGCGTATGGTTGGTGAAGCTGAAGCTCGACTTCTTTCTCCTTGGAAAAACACCATGGCGAGAGAAATTTATATTAAAGGTCGTAAGAACTTTGCTTATGATCTAATGGGGATTGCAACTTTAGATTATCTAGAGTTGTATAAAAAATTCACTTACACTAACCAAGAATCATATCGTCTAGACCACATCGCTTTTGTTGAACTAGATGAAAAGAAACTTGACCACTCCGAGTTTGACACATTCAAAGAGTTTTATACGAAAGATTGGGATAAATTTGTAAAATATAATATCATTGACGTTCGCCTTGTTGATCGTCTTGATGATAAAATGAAACTTCTTGAATTGGCTTTTACTATGGCATATGACGCCAAAGTAAATTTCGAAGATGTTTACTCACAGGTTCGTATGTGGGACAATATCATCTATGTGTATTTGGCGAAACAGAAAATTACTATTCCTCCTAAAAAGGAAAGTAGTAAGGACAACAAATATGCTGGTGCTTTTGTAAAAGAACCTGTACCAGGAATGTATGATTGGGTTGTGAACTTTGACCTTAATAGTCTATACCCACACCTTATTATGCAATATAATCTTTCCCCAGAAACATTGCTTCCAGAAAGACACCCACATGCTAATGTAGATAGATTGCTAAACCAGGAGATTGATTTGAGTGACTTGTCTGGAAAAACTCTCTGTGCTAACGGCACTTTTTATACAACTGAGTATCAAGGATTCTTGCCAAAACTCATGGAAAAAATCTATGAGGAACGCACTATTTACAAAAAGAAAATGTTGGCTGCCAAGCAAGAGTATGAAAACAATCCAACGGTTGAATTAAAAAAAGAAATTTCCCGATGTAATAACATTCAAATGGCACGTAAGATTCAACTTAATTCTGCTTATGGTGCTATTGGTAACGAACATTTTCGATACTATAAGCTTGAGATTGCTGAAGCTATTACTTTGTCTGGTCAACTTTCTATCAGGTGGATCGAGCAAAAAATGAATCAGTATCTTAATAAAATTTTAAAAACTAAGGATGTGGATTATGTTATTGCATGTGATACTGATTCTATGTATCTTAACCTGGGTGGTTTGGTTGAACGTATATACAAGGGAAGAGAGAAAGTTGATGAGAAAATTGTTGGGTTCCTTGACAAGATCTGTCAAATGGAACTTGAACCTTTTATTGAAAGTTCTTACAAAGAACTGGCAGAGTATGTAAATGCTTATGCACAAAAGATGTTCATGAAGCGTGAGAACATTGCCAATCGTGGTTTCTGGACTGCGAAAAAGCGTTACGTTCTTAATGTATGGGATAGCGAAGGTGTTCGCTATAAAGAACCTAAGATGAAAATCTGTGGTATGGAAACTGCCAGGTCTTCTACACCAGCATATTTCCGAGATAAACTTTACGAAGCGTATAAAATTATCATCAATAAAACTAATGATGATATTATTGAATACATTGAAAAAATTAAAGAAGATACTCGGAATCAAAATTATTTAAATATTGCTTTTCCGAGAGGTTGTAATGGATTACAAAAATATGGATCTAAAGGATCGATTTATAGAGAGAGGACGCCTATTCAAGTCCGAGGTGCATTATTGTATAATCACTATGTACGGAGTAATAACCTTACTCATAAGTACCCTCTTATCCAAGAAGGAGAGAAGATTAAGTTTCTCTACCTTAAGATGCCAAACCCCATCCGAGAAAATGTAATTTCATTTTTCAGCACATTGCCTGCGGAATTAAATCTTGACAAGTATGTTGACTATCGAACACAATTTGAAAAGTCATTTTACGAACCGCTCAAGAATGTGCTAGAATGTATCGG